CTATAACTACTAAGTTATTATTACCCATAAACTTTTATACCTGAGTTTGTTTTTGAATTGGTGTTACCGGTTTTGTCATCTCTTCCTGTTCCAGTGCTTTCAACACAATAACCTTATCTGAATTGGTGTCATCCTTAAAGAAATAGATGGCCTCATCCAGTGTGGCACCAATTTCTTCATTGCTTTCAGTAACCACATACCTCTTACCGATTTGTTTTAGTACTTTAAATCGTACCATATTGGCAATTGTGGCTCTTATTTCTAAATCACCCTCATCATATACTGCGTTGAATTTATCGCTTTCCGTTTCCACCAATGTGCGAAGCTTTGCCAATTTCGAGGAAGCAGCATCTTTACCGGTAAATTCCCTTACATCTATTCCTAATAAACTCAACATCATATCTACCTGTTTTTGATCTTCTTTTACTTGCAGATACTTAGTCATTGCTGCGTCTTTGGCGACATTGGCTTTGAAATTCTTATTCTGTACATTCAGTGGGTCGAAAATGTAAAACTTCTTTAAAGGGTTCCCGGCTGCCTCTTCTTTCGAGGCTGCTACAAACGGATGCTTTAATGCATGCCTGTACCTGATATAATCTGATGCATTTAATGGCATATTATCTTTAGATACCGGTTTTTCGTTATTAGTCGTTAAACCTATTTCAAGTTCTATTCCTCCATTAAATGGTACCGGAGTAAGAAGGTCACGAAAGAATTCAGTAACTTTTTCGTTGAACTCTCTGTCTCCAGGTACCCGGTCTATGAATTCCGGCATCAGTAGTTCAGCCTCTTCCCTGCTTAGACCTGAACCTATCTTTGGAGAAGTCCTCTTTTCAAAATAAGACCCGATACTTTCCCTGGATTGTGAAAGAAAGGAAGCTACTTCTTTGGGTTGTGTCTTGGTAAGAAAGTTACCCGTTCTGAATATAGTTATCCTGTGTGAGTTTGCATGTTTATCGCTCATGTTTATTAATTTAGTTATACAAATGTATGGATTGTATAGTACACTAATAGCATAGTTACGAATTTTCTTTCAAATAAAAACCCCCACAAGAATGTGGGGGTTTAAGTTTATGAAAATAATACTTACTGCCCTGCAGTACATTGAATGTCAAAACACCTGTTACCACGCATTAGCTGGATACCTCCAGATTTAAAGCGAGTGTATTCGCTCTTATCCTGTACGGTAGAAAGCAATTTGTTGTTAGCGCTTTCTCCAGCAAGGATCTGAACTGATTTTGGCATTGGTGTAAGACCTTTTACTACGCCATCCATATACGCACGGCCTTTCTGTGCTACGGTACGTATATTGGGTTTGCCGTCCACATCACTATCATCAATGAATACTAACCTGTAGCTTTCCAATGGCAGTCCCGTCTTTGGATGCAATGGAGATTTTTGGGCTACACGGCCGGTATCAAATAATGGTGAGTGTTTTATTTTAATCACATACCCGTCAATGTGGTAAAACCCATCAAAGTACCCACCTAACATCAGGTTGCTTCCTGAGCCGGTAACAAATTTTGATACCACATCGCCAAAATTACCGAAGAACTGGGCGCCTTCTTTAAGTAAGGCTTTATGCACTTCTCTACGACCACCTGTACCAGTTAACAGGGTTATGGTCATATTGTTGGTATCACCCTGGCCATATAATGAATCTCCGATTGCACTGGAAAGAAACTTATAGGATAGGTCAGAATAGGTAGTTTGGTTGGTAATCTGCTGCAATAATCCTGCGCCGGTAGGCACTACTTTACCGGTAAGTAAATCCTTCAAAGGGATAGTTCCGTCTGCTCTACGGTTATACCTGCTATAGGTATAGTAATGTTCGCATTCTTCTGCCCAACGCTGTTCAAATTGCCACATGAAATAGTCCATCCATACGTTTGTACTTTTCATGGAGCCGTCAGCTTGTGGTACAGATGCAGTAATTTTCATTACCTTATTAGCAGCATTACCGGCCCAACTCATACCAGCCCTCATAAAGCCCATTTGGTTTTTGAATAAACCGGGCATTACCATAGAAGATTCTGTGGAACGGGATTCAGATTCTGCTACCTGTGAGAATAATGGTGACCATTTTATACCCGGCGCCAATTCGCTGATTGGGCAATAATCTTCCGGGGCAGCGGCATGTAACTCCAACTTATACCGGAATCCGCCTGAAGCTACCGGAACACCCTTCTCGTGTACGTAGGCTTGTATGCCGTTTTCACTTTCAATTACATAGAATTGTTTAATCCATTCATCATCAAAAGTGGCATAAAACGTACTGTTCCCGATACCCGGCTTATCTCCTGCAGAGTATTCGGTAGAGTAGGTAATACAGGCCTTATTCATTTGGCCCATTACCGGGTAAGTGAATTGCACATCATCAATTTCTACAGAGGCATTGTCCTTACCATACCCTACTGCACCGTTAGTCATTAACGATATCGGGTAATTACGGTTGTACGACCCTAAAATATAAGTTATGGTTTTTGTCAACTCGGAGGGAGCCCCCTGACGTTGATGATAAAAGTTTACTTCATCACGCATAGATTGTGCATCGAATAGAGATTCCTGAACCTGGAATTTCATTTGTGGTAACTGTAAAGTACTCATTGTTGTATCTTTATATGATTAGTAATTTTCTACTTCGGTAGAATGGATGATAAAGATACAAAAGCATTATCATCATTCTTATCATTGTTCGAGCCTTTCGGTGCTCTGTTCTTATTTATCCCTAAACGTATAGACTGTGCCACTTTCTTCTTAGCCTCTCTTTCTATCATATCTACAAGGTTTCCTTTTCTATACTCAAAGAACAAGGCCTCAATTCTTGATTGAATATTGTCTTTGTTTACTTCCTGGGATATTACGAAAGTATCCGATTGCTCATCGTAGGCTATGTGCTGTTTAATGAATTGGGTGAACTCTGCTTTATTTGCATCCGGTATAATAAACCTAATACCTTTATTCACAGTTTCCTCAATTTGACTTACCATACCACTAATGGTTTTATTAATCTCCCTTTCCCTCTCCTCATATTGCGCCTGTACTTTCTCTACTTGTTTTTTCTGATTCTCATTATAATCCTCCATTACTTTAACAGCCTGGTCTTTCAATGTATTTTTTGCAATGGCATTCTTTACTAATAAGTCAGCGCTTTCAGCATCAATCCCCTTTTGCTTATAATCCCACCTTAATACGTCTGCCTGCTTATCCGCATCTTCCTCTAATACATCTTTTTGTGGCATTTCAAAATGAGTGTTGGCGTTGAAAAACGTCTCATCTCCACTTCCCTGTTGTCTATGAAGCATGTAGGCATAAGCTCTTGGGTCTTGCTGCTGTAACATCCTTTCAAAGTTTTGGGCGCCACTCTCATAGATAGCAGTCTCCCTCAAAGCTACCCCTTCAGAAGATAAGGGATCCACCGCTTCAGGATATTCCACTTTTATTTCACGGCCGGTAATTTTCTGAACATCCTCATAAAAAGTTTCATGGTCATCAGCTGGTTGAGGTTCACCAGGGTCTTCTTGTACTTTAACTACATTTCCATCAGCATCCTTTTCATACCCATCCTGTAAAGTACCATCATCATTTAACCCTTCTACTGGAGTTTGTGGTTCCGGGGTATCAGACGACTCTGTTGCGGCAGGAGGTTCTACTGCAGTAATATCAACCGGAACATCCTGAGACATTAAACTTGTAATGGGTACATCTGCATTTCTAAGTACCCTAATAAAATTGCTATTCATATACGTGTTATTTTGATTTAGATTTATTCTTGGATTTTTTCACTGCAAGGTTCTTTTTATCCATAACCTGCTTATGAGCGAATTCTTTTTTCTTCTGCTCGAATTGCTCTCTTTGTAATTTTCTTTGTTCTAACCTGTCTGCCCGAGCTTCCTCTGCTTTCTTCCTATTATCCATTAGCTTCTGTACTTCCATAGTGTCTGGGACATTATTAGCATTCACGTCACCATTTTGGAAAGTAAAGGTATTAAATGAACCACGAATATACTCTATATCTTCTTTCCTATCATACTCTGCTTCCATATTTTCACGGTCCAGTAGCTTACTAAATTCTACAAATCTTTGTTTACTTTCCTCTAAGGCTTGTGCAGCTTCCTGCTCTGATTCTGCCATGGCTTTTTGTACTTGCTCGTCTATAGCCTCTACTTGTTTTAACTTCTGCTTTAATTCGCTTATATTCACAGCATCTATTACCTCCATTACCGTAGATGCCTTTTGATTATTCTGCAACATTGCTTGTGCATAGCCTCTCATTTCCTGTAACTTTCTTAATTCTTCAGAAGCTTTATTCACAAATATGCCCAAATCTTCAAAAGCAAAATCTTCCGGTAGAATTGAAAGTACCTGAGTGAAGTACTCATCTTCATTATATAGCTTATAATCTCCTTCTGCGGTAGCAAACTTTGCGAGGTTTAATAGGCTTTGTAAATCCCGTTCTACGAACTCCTCAAATCCTATAAACATCATATCAGTAATGATAGTGCTTTGAAATACAGCCCTCTCATTTACACCTTGTCCATCCGAGGCATACGTTTGCCCTTTTCTTTGTCGTGTAACCCCTATTAAATCGTCCCACTGAGATTTATAATAATCCATAAGCTCAATGAGCTGTTTAATAGAGTCGAATAATGTCATGTCCAATACCTGGTACTGGTTCCATGATTTATCTACTCCTACTTGGTTCCGGTTTAATAATGCATACCCCTTAGCTTCAGCCCAATAGAAGAATTTCTCTTCCGTCCACCCATTATGTTTCGGCACTGTTGCCTCATCAATCAGTAGAATTTTTCCTTTACTTTTAGCTATAGTCTTCTCTAAAGTGTAATTCAGAATAATATACATTATCTGAAATGGAATTCCCATTTTCAATACACTAAGATTAGTGGAATGTGTATCTGAATGCCGGCGTCCATTATAAGATAGTTTATGCTTTGATAAATTATTGGCATCTGAACTCTGGTACATTACCGGGCCCATATCACAATACAAATCATCTTTTATTCTCCAACCTTCATATACTTCCATCACCTCTCTCCAATCTACTTGCTCACCTTCCTGCGGTACATAGTCTTCATCCACCTCTTCTTCTACTACCTGGAAAGTAACCGGATCGAAATAGGTTAAGAATCCAACTTTCCTATACCCTTTCCATTGCACATGATATACTGGTATCTTATTAAAATTCTCCGCCCACAACCCTCTGTACTGTGAGTAAAAACTTTGTGGAGAATTGAATAGGTTATCGTTTTGCAGTTTCTCATGGTGCACTTGCTTAAGTGAATGATAAAACCTGTCTGTGATTTCAGATAATGTCCACCATTCACGGCATACCACCCATTCAGCATCTTCCACAAATTCAGATACCATACTCTGGTCATAAGATATACTTAAAGGTGATATCCTCTTATATACAATCTTACCATTCTCCACTGATTTATAAGAATACCCTTCACCGACAATTAACCAATCCTTAAACATTTTGTGCTGCTTCTGTCGTACCTCACTTTCCCGTATTATCCTCTTTAACCATTTCTGACCCTTGATAGCAATAATATCTTTATAAGAAGATATGAATTCCGCTTTAACTTCCTCAGGGATTGGGGGTTGCTGCTCCAACTGTTGTAACTGTTCAGGAGATAATTGTTGCCCCTGCTCTTTTAATGATTGTAAAGCTTCATTAATAAATATATTCGTTAGACTTTTCTGGGCTGTTAACCGCATCTGTTCCATGTACCTGTTGTATCCCGTCTCGCCTATATTCTGTACGTTATACACAAAAGGCCTTCTTGGATATTCACCCAACAGCAAATCTATGTTTGAGCGTAGAATTGTTACCGGTCTTATCTTGGCAGGAAATGCTTTATGCTTTTCTTCTTTTGCTGATAACGGGTCTGTGATATGAGAAAACCATGAAAGTGGGAACTCATTATTATATACTCCGTAAAGTACCTGTAGGTCGGTGTCCCTGGAGCTGTATTCTGATGTCAAACCGCCAAATGTGGAGCGGTGTATGTAGTGGTCTATATTCGCTCTAAACCACTCTTGTTTATTCTTGTACTTTTCAGCATAAGGTACTATCTGTAAGGGTTTATCTGATATGTTACCTGTTTTTT